AGTTGTTGCTACAAAGTGCCGTGATGTTGTTCGCGGTATTAAACCATCTATTCAGCGCGTATTTCTAAGCACAGAAAACCCTGTTGAGTTTGTGCCTCGTATGCCAGAGGACGTGCAAGTAGCGGAGCAAATGACACGTTATGCAAACTATAAGTTTATGCAGAACAACGGCTATCGTTTGCTAAGTGACGTTTTCCAAGATGCGATGGTAAAGAAAACAGGCATTGCGAAGGTAATGTTTGAGGACAAAACCCGCAGCGAAATCTACACTGTTACCAACCTAACGGACGAAGAATACCAGTATATGGTGGAGCCTGATGATATTGAGGTTCTAGAGCATACGGTAACTGCAAGCATAGAAATTGATGAAATGGGCGTAGAGATTGAGCGTCCTATTCACGATGCAAAGGTTAGCCGCCAAATTCCTGATGGGGATATTCTTATTGAAAGCATCCCGCCAGAGGAGTTCTTTATTGATAGAAACGCGCGTTCTGTTGATGACTTCTTTGTAGTGGGCCACCGCACTGACATGACCGTGGGTGACTTAATTGCGATGGGTTATGACGAGGACGAGTTGTTTGGCTTACAAGGGTCTATGGCTACGTTTGAAGCAGAGGCAGAATATGAACGCCGTGGCTATGCTGTGGACGAAGATGACGACGAAAGCGCAGACCCGACTTCTAAGAAAGTTGTGGTAACTGAGGCTTACATGAAAGTTGACGTGGAAGGCACGGGCATTCCGCAGCTTTATCAATTCATCTTGGCTGGAACTAACTACAAGATGCTATCGTATGAACTAGCAGACGAAGTGCCGTTTGCGGTGTTTGAGTGTGATCCAGAGCCACACGCATTCTTTGGGCGCAGCCTTGTTGATCTAGTTATGGACGATCAGGATGCGGCGACAGCTATGTTGCGCGGTGTTCTTGATAACGTAGCATTAACCAACAACCCAGGCTTGGAAATCGTAGACGGTCAAGTTTCTGTAGATGATCTGCTGAATAACGAAATTGGGCGTATTGTTCGGGTTAAACAACCTGGCAGCATTCGTGAGCAAGTTGTGCCTTTCACAGCGGGTTCTACGCTCCCTGCACTACAATACTTTGATATGTTGGTAGACAACAAAACTGGCGTATCTAAGGCGGCACAGGGTCTTGATCCTGATGTTTTGCAGAGTGCTACGGCTACGGCAGTTGCAGCTACTATGGAAGGTGCTGCGGGTCAGGCAGAGGTCATTGCGCGTAATTTTGCAGAGGGCGGGATGAAACGCCTGTTTAAGCTAATTGCGTCAACGATTATTAAGAACACAGACAAAGAAGAAATCATCCGTTTAAATAATCAGTTTGTTGCAGTTGATCCGCGCGTCTGGAATGCAGACATGGATTTGATTGTAAACGTGGGTGTTGGCACTGGGCGCGAAAATGAAAAGGCTGCGGTCTTGCGCGAAACCCTACAGATGCAAATGAGCGTGTGGCAGCAATACGGCCCCAATAATGGGTTGGTGACAATGACGAATGTTCGTAATACGCTTGCGGATATGTTGGCGGCTGTAGGCTTGAAAAACGCAGAGCGTTATTATTTGCCAGTTACGTTTGAAAGTGAACAGCAGCTAATCGCACAGAAACAGCAAGAGGCTGCAATGCAAGCGCAACAACAACAGCAAGCGGGAATGCCTGCAAGCGATCCTAACCAAGCGTTCTTGGCGGCAGAGCAAATGAAAGCTCAAGGCAAGATGCAAGTGGATATGGCTAAGTTGCAGCTAGACGCACAAAAGGCACAAGCTGACCAACAGTTTAAGATGCACGAATTAGCGATGAAAGATGATCTATCGCGTGATGAAATGGTGCAAGACTTGGCTGTAAAGGTTGCTGAGATACTTGGCAAATACGGATCAGCTATTGATGTCGCAGCGGTAAAGGCAGAACAAGACGCGCCTAGACCGCATAACGAAGAAATGATGGGTGGTTATGGATTATAAGAAACGTGCATTCAGGGCTAAAGAGCTACTGCGCAACGATGACTTCCTAGCCATCTTACAAGATTTGCGTGATCGCCAGATGGAGATTTTCGCGAATACCGCCGCCCAAGAAACGGATAAACGTGAGGAAGCTCACGCTGTTTTGAGGGCATTAAACCAAATTAAGTATCTTTTGCAGGCAGACGTTGATGCAGAGAAACTTATAGAGAAAAAAGGATCGGCACCGCAATGACGACTGAACCCAACCCAAGCAGCATTGATGCTATTGCAAATTCACTTATGGCAGCAGAGCCTACCAGTGAAAGTAATCTAAACGAAGTTGCAGACGATTTGATCTTGGAACCTCAAGACGTTGAACCTGAGATTGAAGCAGAAGCAGCCGAGAGTGAAGATGTCGCTGACTACGAAAGCGATGATGATGAGTTCGTAGATGAGGATGAATACGCAGACGAAGCAGCCGTTCCGATGGAGCTTTCTGATGACTTAGAGCTAGAGGTTAAATCCGATGGCGTAACGAAGAAAGTGACCCTATCTGAGCTAAAGCGTGGCTACGCTGGACAAGATTACATCCAAAAGACGATGGAACAGAACGCCCAACAGCGCAAAGAGGTTGAGCAACTTTCCGAAGTCATGCAGCAAGATCGCCAACGGTTGGCTGAACTTGTTAATGCACTTGAGCAAGGCAACACTCCCATGAAGCCACAACAACCATCAAAGGAACTGCAAAACAGTGACCCTTTAGGTTATTTGGAAGCGATGGAGCAATACCGTCAAGATGTCGCACAATACGACCAATTCCAACAACAAACACAAGCTGAGTTGGAAAAGGCGCGGCAGCAAGAATACGCATTATCTCAGCAATATGCGCAACAACAAGCCGAGTTACTTCGCCAAGAGATACCAGAGTTGAATGATCCTGAAAAAAGCAAACAGCTTATGACGGACATCACGGATGTAGCAACTAATTACTACAAGGTGCCTCAAGAAGTATTAGGGGCGTTGACGCATGGTTGGGAGTTTAAAATTATGCGTGATGCGGTGGCTTATCGCAAACTTCAGGAGAAAAAGGGCAAGGTAGAGGAAAAAACCAAAGCCGCGCGTCCTTTAGTCAAGCCAGGTGCTAAACAGTCCAAAACCCAATCGTCCGAAAGGAAACGCCAACAGGCACGGGCGAAAATGCGTAAAGATGGCTCACCCGATAGTGTAGCCAATTTTCTCTTGTCATAGTGAAAGGACACTACAATGGCTGTAACAGCTAATACAAACGAGACATATGATGTCTCTACAATTCGTGAAGACCTCAGCGATGCGCTGGCGTCCATCACTCCAACTGAAACTATCTTTATGTCTACAATCGGCACTCGTAATGCTGAGAACACTTACTTTGAGTGGTCAGAAGTAGACCTTGCAGCGGCTGGCGCAAACCGTCAGATTGAAGGTGACGTTGGTCTATCTAACTCAGCACCTACAAATGCAGTTCGCAAAGGTAACTACACACAGATTTCCGCGAAAGTCGTTGAGGTTTCTTCAACAGCAACAGCGGTTAATGGTGTAGCAGATGCACAAACAGTTGCGCGTCAGGTAGCTTACAAGCTGTCAGAAATGAAACGCGACATGGAAAAAATGTTGTTGGACAACGTAGCAGCGTCAGCGGGTGCATCAGGCACAGCGCGTCAAACTGCGGGTCTACCAGCGTTTTTGACATCTAACACTGCATTTGGCACAGGCGGTTCTGCTGGCACAACATCTGGTTCAGGTGAATCAGGCTACCCAGATGCGGCAGCTACAGACGGGACACAACGTGCAATCACAGAAGACATCCTAAAAGGTGTTATTGCTGATTGTTGGGACGCTGGCGCAGAGCCATCAGTTGTTCTATGTGGATCGTTCAACAAGCAAACTATTTCTGGCTTCACAGGTAACGCAACACGTTACAAAGAGGCAGAGGATAGCAAGCTAAATGCTGCGATTGATGTCTATATTTCGGACTTCGGTGAACTTCAAATTGTCCCTGCACGTCATATCCGTGCGCGTGACGTGTTCGTTCTTGATCCGAACTATGCAGCGGTTGCTTACCTACAAACAGCGAAGCAAGAGCCTCTTGCAAAAACTGGTTTGTCAGAACGCCGTTTGATCTCTGCGGAGTATGGCCTACAGGTCACTTCACAGAAAGCACACGGTTTCGTGGCGGACTGCACAACATCATAATAGATTGGGGGCTTCGGCCCCCTTTCTCCTAGAGGTGGCAGTATGGCTAAAATTAAAATCACAACAGATAGAACCTGGGTTGGCGGCAAGAAAGCCGAAATGGGTAAGACATACGAAGTAACAGCGGCAGAAGCTAAAGTTATTATTGCTAATGGCTTCGGTGAAGAAATTAAAAAGGCTGCGCCAAAACGAGCGCGTGATGCCAAGGGAAAACTAAAAGCTGATGACCCTTCTACGCCAGATGTAAATGAAGCGTGGGAAGGCGGGAAGGCACCAAAGAAACGCGGAAGGCCAAAGAAAAATGGATAACATCTTAGATACCTCATGGCATAGTGAAGATGATAAGGTTGTTGTAAAACGCAGCCAGGATATTCAAAGCATTTTGGACTTTAACAAAGAGCGTAATATTGACGGTCACAATAAGAAGTCAGACATGCGCTTGGCTGGTTCAATACCTTTTGTGGTTGCTGAAATGTGGTCACGGGAATGCGGAGCCAAAATCGGGTCGCAAGAGTTCGCAGAATATGTTAAAAAGAAGTTGATGAGTGGTGAATTTAGCAAGCTGATTGCAAATGGTTATTGAGGATCAACACATGGCAAACGAGAATTGGCATTTGTCAAAGACTATTCCTATAGCGTTTTTGGTAGGCATAGCTGCGCAAACTTTTGTTTTGGTTTGGTATATTGCAGGCGTGGTGAACATGGTTGAAGTAAACTCGCGCGATATTGAACGTCAGGATATTGAAGTAAAAGAACTTACTGATCGGGTAAATGACCACGCTGTTATGCTTGGTCGTATTGACGAAAACCTCAAATATCTGCGCGAATACATAGAGCAGAAGTGATGCTATGGATCCCGTTAGCTGCGTAGCACTTGCAACTGGCGCGTATAAGACGCTCAAGGCAGCTATTTCCACGGGTAAAGACATACAAGAAATGGGCAACACGATTGCAACGTGGGGCCAAGCCTTTTCCGATTTCAATAGATTAGAAGAACGTCAGAAAAACCCGCCATGGTGGGAAAAGACGTTCAAGGCATCTGACCCCGAAAATGCCGTGTTACTTTGGAACGAAAAGCGCAAAATGGAGCAAATGCGCAAAGAAATTAAAGATCATATTTCTTTCATATATGGGCCATCGGCATGGGATGAGGTTCTTAGAATAGAAGCGGAGCAGCGGCGTATTCGGAAAGAGGCTGCATACAAGAAACAAGAGTTCATAGATAATTGCATTAACTGGGCGGTTGGTTTGACGGCGTTTGTTGTTGGCGGTGTAATCTTAGCGGGTGCTATTTATATTGTTGGCAAGGCGCGAGGGCGATGGTGATGATTTACGTTCTTGTGTTTATACAATACATTCCATCTGCTGAGTTAAAATATTATCAGATCGGCCCAACACACGCGACATACGAGGAATGCGAACAGGAACGCAGAAAGGCAAGAGAGGGTTTGGTTGTTCACAACAGCCAGACTGTGGTTTGTCTTGAAGTTAGTGGAAAATAAACTGGGTCAGTGGGTTGTTTTGACGGATGATAATAAAGTGGTTATCATCACCACGCATAAGCGAATAGCCGAAAGGTATTTCAATGAACAAGGAAAACTACGATCTAAACGGAAACGGTAACATTGATCCTGATGAGCGTGAGATCATGTTGGAAGATCGTCGCCGCAAAATGGAAGATGAAGACCATAAGCGCGATGCCCAGCTAAAGATGACTTGGTTTGCTTTGTCGGGAATGCTTGGCTATCCGTTCTTAATTGTTCTTTCATCATATCTGGGACTAAACCAAGCTGCGGAACTACTGACTGACATTGCAGCGGTCTATGTAGTGGCTGTGTCGGGCGTTACAGCAGCATACTTTGGTTTCTCTAGCATGGGGGCTAAGAAATGATCCAAGCACTTATAGGGCCATTGACGGAGTTAGCGGGTGGTTGGCTTAAAGGTAAAGCTGATGCGCAAGCGGCAGACGCAAAGTTAAAGCTGACTGAGGCAGAGGCCAAAGCCAAGATCATGCTTTCCAAAGAAACATCTGTTGCGGATTGGGAGCGCATTATGGCGCAAGGTTCTCAGTCTAGTTGGAAAGACGAATATCTTGTAATCCTCTTTAGTATTCCATTGATCCTAGTGTTTACGGGTGAATGGGGGCGCACAGTCGTTGCAGAGGGGTTTGCAGCGTTGGAAATAATGCCGCAGTGGTATCAATATACTTTAGGTGTAATCGTATCAGCGAGCTTCGCCGTGCGGTCAGCAACTAAATTCTTTGGTAAGAAGTGATGGAAAATGTCAAGTTGCCCATAACGATCATTGGAGTCATCATCTTGCAGATTGGTGGCTTTATTTGGTGGACTGCGCAGCAAGCGGCAACCATTGCAGATTTAGAAGAAACCGTCAGTCAGCTTAGTTCTAAGATGGCTATTGAAGATAACGTCAATCTCAAGCGTGATGTAAAAGACGCTTTTATGGAGATTGAGTATATCTGGGATGAAATAGACGAATTGTGGGATGACCACGAAGGCTTGGCAACGACTATTGGTGCGATCACAGCATTGCAGCAGCGTGTGGCGTTGCTTGAAAATGAACTCAAATACATCAATCGTGACCATGAAGGTATGCTTGATATGAAGGGGAGCATGAAATAATGGCTAGAGGTGACGCACTAAAGATGCTGCAAAAGACTTGTGGCGTTACACCAGATGGCGCGTTTGGGCCTAATACGGCTAGAGCTATCGCAGAGCATTACGGTTTGAACGCCAATCGTGGCGCACACTTGCTTGGTCAGGCAGCGCATGAAAGCGGCAACTTTATGATCTCAGAGGAAAACCTAAACTACCGCGCAGAAACAATGTGTCGGGTATGGCCCTCACGGTTTAAGTCAGAGGCAGACGCAGAACCTTATGCCATGAACCCACAGAAACTTGCTAACAGAGTTTATAATGGTCGCATGGGAAATAAAGTCGGTTCTAATGATGGCTGGCTGTATGCGGGAAAAGGTTTCATTCAGCTTACAGGCAAGGACAACGTGCGAGCCTTTGCAGAGCATATTGGGCGCGATAGCCTGGTAGATGATCCATCGCCAATTGCAGATGAACTAGCGATGGACAGTGCAATCTTCTTCTTTGAGAAAAACGGCTTGTTTAATATGGCAGACAAAGGTGTCACTGATAGCATCATCAAAAGCATCACTAAGCGTGTTAATGGTGGCTATCATGGCCTAGAAGACCGCATGGAAAAGACTAAGAAGATTTATCGGTGGTTGGCCTAAGTTTAGGTTTTATTGATCTGGATAGAGTGTTGGTGCGTATACACCACATGTTAACATCGCTATCTGCGTTGAAATATTCATACATATCTTCATTGTCGCGGATTGCTATTTGACAAGCCTCATAGTCTGGCAAAATCAAATATGTTTCTATGTCAATCCCACGCAGTGAATATTCTATGTATAACGCTGTAAAAAATTCCATTGCACTCACTTTCTGTTTTGTTATCTTGTCGCAGTGGGCGGTTTTTACCCAGTTTTTGTTGGTAATCCCCTAGCTTATCCCGACACCTAGCAGCCGCCCACACGATTACTTATTTTTCTTTTGCGGTAAGTCCCACGTTGTTATGTCGCTCATGACTTGGCCCTCTGTTGTGTCAAGGTAGAAAGCAATGTTTTTGATCGTGATATTATCTTTCAACATACGGTTTACCATCTTTGCCCGCACTGGTGCGCGTCTGGGCCAACGGTAGAGCGATTTGTCATTGATTTTCTTTGGTGGCTTTGGTTCGCGCATCGGCTTTGGCTTTTCCTCTTTTTCTTGAATTGTTAGCTTGCCCGATTTCCACCCCTCTTGTTCGCGCTTCATTTGCATGAATGTGCCAAGTTCTTTTTCTGTCGGTGGACGTTTTAATACCCGCGTCAAAGTATCAAAATAATTTACCATTATTCCCTCTTATACTGGTGCGCCAGTTACGTCTGAGCGTTCTTTTTTCATTGTTTCAACCACATGTTCTGCGCGTGTTTGTATTGCGTCAACATGGACTAGCGCGGCTGTTGGGTTGGCTCTTGCTGCTTTGCACATTTTAATTATGTGTTCTAAGTGCTTTGCTATTTGATTATCGGTCATTTCTTTTTCTCTGCCCTTGCTTCTTAACTTTCCAGTTTATGCCTGATCTGATTACCTGATTGTTTAATGCTGAAAGTCCCATGCCCATTATTTTTGCGGCCTCTGATTGTGTGTATCCAGATTGATTGAGACTTTCCAATGCTTCTATTTTTTCGCGTTGATGTCTTCGTAACATTTGATGCCACGTTTCCATTACCACCATCCCCATATTGTTCCTAAAGTCCATGTTGCTACTGCGGCTGCAAATAGCACTGCTATAATTGTATCTTCCCAAGTCCACTTGCCGTAATTCATTCTTCCTCTCCCCACATTTGCTTTTCTAGTTTATCAATGTTTGCTTTTGTCTTGGCGATCATCTTGTCCAGGTTATCAACACCCTCGCTATCTTTTGCATAGAACGCTTTTGCGCGTTGCTGCTTTAGGTTTGCCAAAGTCTTTTCGTAGGCTGTGTGCATTTTATCAAGCATCGTGTTGCTCCAATACGCATTCTGCAATGTAATCTTGTAGGTTTTTGTAAATACGCTTACGCGCTGTGGGCATGAGTTGGCGTGTGCGTTTTGAGTGCCATAAGTCGCTTTCGTCAAAATCTACTTCTGCCCATGCGGGTTCGTCTGAGCCGTGGAAGTTAGAACCGCCTGTCGCGTAATCGTAATGCACGGTGATTTCTACATCTATCCCATGCAATTCCATGCTAACGTTTGTGCCGTAGTTTCTCATCTGTTTGCCTTTCTTACTGTATATGTAAACAATAGCGTTACTTTTTGTCAGTGTAAAGCATAAAAAGTATTTATTTGCGTTTTTATTTACAGGTGATAATCTGCCGCCATGTATAAGGTAGAGATAGAAGTATCGGGACAGCCACAGGGCAAGGGCAGAGCGCGTTTTACGCGCACTGGACACGCTTATACGCCACCAAGGACTGTTGAGTATGAACAGCGTATTAGAGCGGCTGCGTGGGCCGAAATGCAGCGTCACAACTTAGACCCTACCGACAGGCCAGTAGCGGTTGATGTCATAGCGTTTATGAATATCCCAAAGTCTTGGACTAAGAAGAAAAAGCTAGAGGCTGAATATGGTGCGATAAGTGCTGTTGGTAAGCCTGACCTAGATAACATCGCAAAGGCTGCACTAGACGGTATTTCAGGCGATACAGGGGTGATCTTTGACGATACCCAGGTTGTTAGCCTCAAGTGTAAAAAGACGTTCTGTCACCCTGATCGTGGGCCTGTGCTTTATATTGCAGTATCTTGGACGGATGAAAACTAGCGCGGGTTGTTCTCTGCATGTGTATACCACCGCCGCACAAACTTAATGATTTCCCACCGCGAGTTTAGAAACACTTTCTGTTTGCTGCCAGGATACCACGCCTCTGCGCTTTCTGGTTGAGGCTTTCCCCAGATAAACATGATCGTAAAGCAGCCTAATTTGTGCAGCCGTTCAAAGGCTATCATCTGACCCTTGGGGATTGGCACATCTGGTTTCTTTGTTTCTACCACTAGGAAGTGACCGCGCCGTTCCTTGAACATATCAATGTCCATTGGCTTGTCTTTTTTGTTTTCCCAACATTCATCCACAAACGACCAATCAAACACGCCATCGAAACCGTATGGCTTAGAGGTTCTGAATATGTCTGGGTTATAGATTGTGTTGGGCATATATTCGTCATTCATCTTGCACCTCACTGTATGACCAATCTGGGCCGTATTTATCACGCCATTCTAGCGGCGATTTGTGGATAGCCAATTTGCTATTGTCCCATAAACCTTGGTGATGACCTTCGCAAAGCGGGATCGCAGTGCTGTCAGATCGTTTTCTAGTTCCGTGGCGATCATGTATAGGGTGATGGGCTGTTGTTGGTGATCGTTGGATTTCGCCAAACTTGCGACAAACGCAGCAAGGCTTTTCCCGAACTTCGTTAAGGTATTTTTCATTCTTCTTTGCCTTTGGTTGTTTGAGGCCAAGAGGTGGTTTGTTTGCCAAGTTAGACATCTAGCGGATCATACCCCAAGGTTTCAGCAAGTTTAGCCATAGCCATTTCAAAGTAGCTGTTAAATTCGTCTTGCTCCATATCATCAAAGCTAATGCTGTCTATGACGCGCATGTGGCAACCCGCTAAGTTATTCCAACGCATCTTAATATACCCACACGCCCACTTTAGATCGTTGTGTAGGTGATCGTCCGTGGGCCACTTTCCAGTAGCCTCACGCACTTTGCGTAGCGTTGCCCAATACAAGTTATGTTGTGGGTTGGAACGCTTCTTTGTTTTCTGCATGTTGAAAACGGTGCCTTGTGAGCAATCTTCTAGCTGTATTGCGTCATATTCCGTTAGTGGAACCAAAGCACCCTCAACTTTCATTACTTGTATCTTACCACTGGCCATTTTTCCATTCACTCATTACTCTATGAACCTCTTTCTTAATCTCGTTGCGAAAGCCACCGTATATTCTTAGAGTTTGTGCTTTATTGTAGTTAAGGAACATAAACATGCCGCGCATAAACCACTCATTATTCATAGATCGTCCATCTTGAATTGGGAAACCTTCTGAAAATTGCCGCATCATTTCAGTCATTAAAGGTGTAAAATCTTTTACACTGTAACTACCAAGAGCCTGGTATTGTTCTGCTGCAACGTTGAAATTTGCGCCTAATGCTGTTGCCATACAAAATGCAGCCCGAAACGGTGCTGATCTAACGGCTTTTGTTTTTGGCTTGATTTCTTCGTGAATGAATTTGCTTGCTTCCATAAGGTGACTGTCTGCCACTTGCAAGATGTCTGATGCTACTGGTTTTGCAGTTCCCGTGCATCTTAACATATATTGTATGGGTTGCACTACTGGTGAGGGTAGCCGCAAAATATCTGCATTCGTTCTTAGCTTTCCTTGGTCTAAAATCTTGAATATTTCGTCAGCATGATCTGCGACAGCAAAAATCATTTGTTGGTCTACTTCGCTATCTACAATAGCCTCTAACCTATGCTGCCCATCCACTATGTTTCCGTCTTTTCTAAATATTAGAGAACATGGTGTTTTTACCCATCTTCCAAGTTGCATCTGCAACGACATATGTTTCATATGCATATTAGAAACACGTCTATTGCCTTCGTTTTTACGCAAAAAATCTCTGGCGAACATTGGCGTAATGGTCATTTCGTAATAAGCAAATTCATCTGTTTTACCTATTAGCTTTGCTTCTCTTGGTGGAAAGTTTTTCATTGTTTTACCTTACTTTTGCTTTGTTTAGTGGGGGATTTACAGAACCCTTCCCCCATAGGGCGTGGTGATCAGATAACGCCGCGCGGTTTTACTGCAGCTAACCCATGCCGCTAAATATACGTTATCTGACTTCTGTTCTTAGAACGGTATTTCATCGTCCATTTCGTTTGTCATTTTTGCACCTTCAGCCATGCGGTCATGTTCTGTATGCTTCACATCGCTTTTGGGTGGGCCTGCAAACTCTACCTGGTTTGCGCTGATGTTATAGTAAGTGGTTTTTTTGCCGTTATACTCTTTTTCATCTATACTTAGCTGACCGTTAACAACTACTTTGCGTCCTTTTTTGATGTGGTCGGCAAGTTTGGTGTTGTAGTAATTGCAGCTAAACCAGTCTGTCCCTGCATCTCGGCTATAGCCTTTGTTAACCGCGACAGAAAAGGTGATAAACTCCCCTCTCTGGTTCTGACGAATTTCACTGTCTCTACCGACAGTCCCGACAATCGTGATAACTTTCATGTCATTAACTCCACTTTTCTTTTTTCGTGTGCTTCTAAAACTTGTTCATATTGTGCCTCTGTTAGATCAGGGCTGTTGATGATTTTGGTGTATTTACTCTCCGCTTTGTCAAACTGTTCTTGGGTGCAGTTTTCATAGAAGGTCAGCATAGCGTCTACGCGGTCATCTAAGTTAAGCGTCATTGATGGCGTGGCTTCTTTTGGCTTTGCAGCTTTAAAATCGTCTGCTTCTTCTTCTGAGTAAACATCGCCGTGCAAACCTACCAGTTTAAGTATTACCCGATCCTTGGCGCGTTTCTCTGCCATAGCAAAGGGATAACTGTTTTTATTGTTGTATGGTGCGGCTTCGCCAATAGACCACTCTGTGGCCTCTGCCATGTGGCCTGTTACACATATAACCGCCTCTTTAGCGGCTACGTCACATGCTATAATCTGCGGTTGGTCAAATACAATGTTGTGATGCGCTGCTATCTTTTCCAAAGCCTTATGCAATACAACTGGCGTTCCGTGGCAATCCCAAACCGCTTGGCGTTGGGTTAAGTTCACCTTTTGCAGTATTTCTAATAAACGTGGGGGTAGTGATTTAGCCATTATTTCATCGCCTCTTTTAGTGCATCGTGTTCTTTGTTTGCTTGTGAAATGCCTTCGTCAATAGCGTTCATTGCAAGCACAACGTCTGATGATAACATGCTGTTTTGCGCTGCTACCAAGCAAAGCTGTCTATATATTGCGGCCTTAATAGCCAACGGTGTTGGGTGTTCATGTGTCATTGTTTACCTCATTTATTGCTATTTACTGTTTACATAATTATTTTTAACCTGTAAAGCATAAATATACAAATTGTTAATGAGGATGATAATGGAAAAGAAAACAATGTTACGCGCA